ACGCCATGAAGCAGCACCAGTTTCGGCACGAAGGTCGTGGGAAACTTCTGGGTGAATACCACACCAGTAAAGTGAACCCTTACGTCCGTTAGCCTTGTTGCTACGCAACTTAGCAACAGCCTTGCGGATGTCAGCAGCAGAGATTGTGTCATCTGAAGTGATACCTGAGGTTGTTGTTGCGGTTGTTGTTCCACCAGTTGCGTATAGTACGTTGGTACCTGCAAGTAGTGCATCCTGTGCTAGTTCGTCAATAGAATCAGCCATGTTAAATGCAAGGATGTTAGCAACTGCTGGGTCAACGTCTGCAAGAGACATCAACTGCAACTTGCGAGTTACTACAGTTGCGTTACCGTATTCGTTTAGAGTTACGGTTACGATGTCTGGAGTAGCAAGAGCAACTGCTGCTGGGTCTACATCTTCTGACAAAGCAGTCTTAGCAACAGCAAGGTCATTGTAGATTTGTAGCGCAACACTTGAACCAGGCATTGCCTGACGTGCTGGCTTCTTGTCCGCTACGGAGCGGATGAGTGGGGTTGCACGCAGTTCAAATTCAACAAGGCGGTCGTAAGCCTTCTGAACTAGACCTGCGGCGTTTGATGGGGTAAATGCACCAACGTTGTTAGCGGAAGCGTACTGACCGCCACCGAGACCACCGTTAGTATTAGCACTACCACCTGATAAGCCTGTATTCGGCATATTATATTTCCTTAGGGGTTAGATTATTTGCGATTATTCTGCGCCTTGACTGTAGAGGAAGTTAAGTAACTCCTCCGCAGACGAAGCGTTGTTCATGATGTTGAAAGCATCATTCACGTCATCTGGAGAAATAGCACCAGATGTTACTGCATCTATTTGACGCAATGCAGCCATGTCATTGACATCTACTGCGTTTTGTTGTGTAGGTGCAGCAACACCAAACAGTTCACCATTATCACTCAGCCAGTTACTGATGCTGTCCGAGGACATTTCAATATCTGCTGGAATGAATTTGGCAACCTTTGGGTTGACACCTTTCTCCGCCAAGACTTGGCTAATTGTTGCTTCTCGTTGGAACTTGCGCAATGCTTCCAATTCGGCTTGCAACTCTTTGACTTGCTTATCTTTGGCACGTTCTGCTCTGCGTACTTTCTTAAGTACATCGTCACTTGAACGTGGTTGAGTTTCCTCTTCAAAGTCAAACTCATCATCGTCCCCTTACATTAGTTGTTGTTCGTACATGTCTCACTCCTACACAGGGGTATGTAGGTTGGTATGTACTACCGCTCTTTTACTCAGTGGGGGCGGTCAATCCACCGAGAGTTTTATGCTTGTCTCTTGCGACCTAGTGAACCAGTGGTAATACCACTGCTGCCACCAAATTCTGCACGACTTTGCGAACGAAGACCCTTAAGTCTTCCAGATGATTCTGTTCCAAAGACATCACCAACAACTTCTTGTTGTGATACTGGTGCTTGACCAAACATACGTGATGCTTGCTGCAATCCAGATTGCTGTTGAGCGACTGTTTGGAATCCCTTACGAAGTTCTTGTTGATTGAATCCTTGGGCTGCAATATCCTGTTCGGATGCTACTGCTGCTAAACCAGCACGACGTGCTTCAGTTGCAACCTTCGCACCCTCAATCTTCTTGGTGATTTCGTAGGTTGATTCTTTGCCAAGTAGCAAACCTTTGGCTACGTCTTGACGTGTAAGTCCAGGAAATCTTTCGGAAAGAACGCTCTTAGTTAAATCATCTGCAGTGTCAATAGCAACGAATGCTTTGTTAATACGGTCTGCCATTTCATCTGCAGACACTTCATTAGATATGAACTGTGATATCTGTTCTTTGGTTCCAAGTTCGTTTAAACCAACTGTGTTAAATACATCTTTGTATTTCTTTTCCATTGCAATGTATTCTGCAACAGTAGGAACAAATGAAGACTTACGTGCACGAAGGTCGGTGATAGCCTTGAAGCGGTCCTTGTATGCTTGCGGTGCTTTCTCGTCAGACAAGATAACATCAAACAATAGTCCATCGTCAGAGCGGAATGTTCCTGCATCAATGTATTCTTTTGCTACATTGTAAAGGTCATTTATCCATGGTTCTTCTGAAGCATTGATACCAGTTAGACTTTGGAATACAGTTGCGTATACCTGTGAAGCGGATAAAGCCATTAAGCACCAGTCCTAAAAACAGCAGCAAGGTTAGTTGCAAATGAAGCGGCATCGTTGCGAGCCTGACTTGTAAAGTTGTATCGTGGGTCTTTCTTTTGAGTCATAATAAACTCAGACATGTTCATTAACTTGTCACCAGAGAATGCTTCGGCTACATCTGCAATACCTAGCGAATCCGCATCAAGTTCTAAAGTATTAGCCTTGGCTGAGATGTAGTCACTAGCCAAATCAAATACAGATACGTTCTCGTTGATTCTATCTGCAAGAACCTTATACTTTGACTTTGCTCGTTCTGCTAATGTCTTTTTAATATCTACCGCAGTTACTGAACCATCAAGTAAACCTTTAGCAAACTGCCCACGTTCTGAATTAGTCAATGACATGTCATATTGACGTGCTAGTTCTTTAATGGTGCTTAGACCCTCGCCTATTGCTCCACCAATTTCATCTGAACCAAAGTTAATCTTGTTAAACAAGTACTGTTCAAAGAACTCATCAGCCTTTACACCATCTGTAATTTGTACAGTGTAGTACTTGCCCTTAATCTTCTGAGTTCCATATTTAATTGGAGCGGCAGTTTGGGCTTTAACTAACTTAGCGTATGCATCTTCAAACTCTGTATCTACTGCCTTACCGCCAGTGTACTTACGTGCAAGTGCATCAAAGGTTGAGCGTGCAGTTTTAGGACCAGTAATCTGTAGTTGACCTGCGGTTTTAACCGACTTACCACCAGTACCACCACCCGCACCAGCAGTCTGTGCTTGACTAAGACCAGCATAATTCATTGACACACGGAAGTCAGCGGCAGATTGCCAGGTTTCTCCACGTGCATTTGCTTCTTCCATAGCACGACCCAACGCTTTAGCATCAGATGGACTACGTCTTCCGTAAAAGATTACGTCATTGGAATCATAGAAGCCAGCATCGTATAGTTGCTTCTGCTTTGCTGCTAATCCAGTACCTTCTGGTGTGTTAGCAAATTCATTTGCTGCCTCACTTGATGGGTCCTGATAGTTAATTGGAATGCGACTTGTACCAGTTCTAGTCTTTGTAAGACGGAATGTTTCGGTATCATTTGCACGAGCAATGGCAACACTAACTGGAGGTTTCGCTGGTATGCGGTCATCTGTAGCCATGTTAGTCCTTCCTTAACTCTCTCAAGTAAACTCTTTTATATAGGTTTGCAAAGTCTGGGTTGTTCTGTGACAACTGTTGTCCTAATGCTTCTAGTTGATACCTAAGGTCAGCATTGTCTTCACCCTCTAGTGATGCAACCTTGCGGTCTGGATAACGCATCTGAGCATTCTTCAATGCTTCAGCACGTGCTTGTGAGTACTTAATGGCTGCGTCACCTGCTGGTGTACCAGCAAACTCAGGACGTTGTAGCGCACTTTCAATCTTTAGGATTCGCTGAGCAAGTTTATTTGTACTAATGGTTACTTCTGGTTCGTATCCTTGAAGTACATCCATCTTGTACAATTTCATTTGCTCGTCAATCCAGTCAGCACCGTAGCCATTACGTGCAGCCTCAATAGCCAACTGACCCTTAACTGATGCAATGGTTAGACTATCTGCTTCTGAAAGAAGTTCTTTTGCGGATAGTTTCTTTCCAAATCCACGGCGCTCCATGGCTCGCTTATACTCTGTAGAGAACTCGCTACCTGCAAAGAAGAACGGAATCACTTCGTTGTATGCCTTGAATGCTTCTGGATTAGATGAAGCAAACTGCCATGCTCTATCGTCAGCAAAGATTGCACCCTCTGATGCACTCATAGCAGCCATTACTGCCTGACGTCCAAAGACGGTACCGTATTCAGCGTATGCTAATTCGTAGTTTCCATCATGTACATCAACTAATTGATTAAATGCTTGAGCCATCTGCCACTGGAAGAACGTATCATTGTTTTCGTTCTTTGCGTAGTACTCAAATACAGGTGTACCTGGAAGCAAGTTCTGCAATAATCCCTGCATAAAGTACTGCCAACGTGACTGTTCCATAGAGGATGATGCTAGTTCTTCTTGCAATGTAGAACGTTCTTCAACGCTTAATGGTGTGCCATCGTATAGTGCACGATACTTTGGATTAGCAGTTACTTCGTAAGCCATGATTGGCTTAAGGAACTTCTTCATTGCATCGTCAGTATTTGCTCCACCACTAATTACTTTCTGTAACCATGCAGGTAGAGGAGCAAGTACGTTACCAGTCTTGTCACCGTAAGGTGCAATCATGTTTGCAAGTACTGGTGGTACGGATTCTTTCCAAGAACTAGGTAAGAAACTGTAGCCTAAGTTCCATTGTGTACCAATACCTGGAGTCAAACCAATCTCAGTACCAGGAATAGATGCACCAGCAGCAACAAGGTTCAAGGAGTTAACTGGCATTGTGATATCGCCACCCTGTGGGTCTCCGAATAAACCAAATGCAGTACGTAAATATCCACTCAAAGGTATAGTAAATACCTTTTCACCATACATATTCTCGTGGATAAATCCCTGATTAGGGTCGTGTTCAGTTCCAGTTATGTCGTATAGTACGGATGATTCGTCTGATTGTAATGTTGCGAACAGGCGAGTTGCTGGAAGTACACGAGTACCAAAACGTGCTGGAGAAGATGCTAGTTCTCCCCACTTGTAAATGGTGTTAGCCCAAGCATTGGCAAACGGAACAACTAGTTGCATTGCGTATGCAATGTTTTTCTTTTGTGTTGCATCATAGAATAAGTTTGCTAGGTTCTTTGAAGCCTTATCACGTGCGTATTCATCTATTTGCTTGGCTGTAAGTACGCCATCACCCTTGCGTGCTGCTTCTTCAATGTCAGCGAATGCAGGATTACGCTTTGTCCACTTCTCAAATGCTACAGTTCCGTCTGCTTGGTCAACAGCAACACGTGTTTTCTTAATATCAGCGGCATCATCAAGTAGTTTCTGTGCTGCTTCTCTTGACATTAGTGGTGCTAGGTCAGCAACGGCATTCCAGTAGGCAATACGGTATTCTGGTCCGTATACTGCACGTGTCTCAGCCTTTGCTGCCAAACGGAAGAACGCATCAGCAAATTTCTTGTACTTTCCTGGGTCAACTGCATCTTTAACGATAGATGGGATAGTTAACTGTAGCGCATTGGCATGTTCAGTACTTGCTTCATCGTTTAATTGACGGCGAAGAACAGCACGAAGACCATCAAGATTCTTCTTTAGGTCTGGTCCCATCTGGAATATTACTTTTTCTTCAACAATTTCCTGTACTTCGCCAGTTTCCTTGTTGGTTACTTTGCGAACCTTAGGTTCAGTAATGACTCCGCTATGGATAAACTTCTGCCACTGTACGTTACCAAGTGTTTCGGTCAACATCTGGTTTTGGTAAGAGTTATCCCACGAGAAGAAGAACATCTTCATACCTTCTGTGGTAGATAGCGCTCTTTGGATTTCTGGAACAGACTTAGTTAGAATATCTACCTGGTCTTTCCATACACCATCACGCACAGCCTGAATAAATGCATCCTCAAATGTCATTTTTTCGGTAGCAACAAGATTTTGATACTTCTCTGGAAGTTTCTTTTCAATGATTGCACGCTTCATTGGGTCAGAGCGATGAGCCAATAGGCGGAATGCTAGTGCATCTGCATACTCTGGGCTGTTTGTACCGTTAAACGTTAACGGAGCAAACTCTCCACTGCGTACTGCACCACGAACTGCACGACCATCACTTGAGTATCCACGTGCCATCATAGTCTGGATAAATGAATCAAAAACATCTTGACCAACATAGTCATTAATGTCTTGTTCTAAAAATCTACGACCAGTTACATCAACTAAATATGGGTCAGACTTTGCAGCAAGTGCTGACATCTTAGATGCAACAGACTTGTTAGACATAATAATTCCAACAGTTGCAATCGGATTAGTAAAGATGTTTTGTCCACCAGCAAGGAATGAACGAATCTGCATTTCCATGATGTTACGAGTGATGTAAGCACCACGACCAACAAGAAGAATCTGGCGCAAGAAGCCATCACTAACACTACGTGCAAAGCGAGCAGCAGCGTAAGATGTGCGTTCTGCTACATCTGCATCCTTACCAATTTTGCTATCTACATAACGAGATAGTTTTGCAAGGTTTCCTGTAAGTTCACGCAATGCATATACGTCTGGAAGAACAATTTCATGTGCTAGTTGTGCAACAGAGGTTGGCTTACCAGCCAATGGGATTTCTTCACCATTAACAACCATTGACTTGCGGAAGATATCGCCAGCAGTCTCAGAACCATATTCACGTAGACCGCTAAGTTCACTCTTATATGCTGTTACAGCACGAGCAAGTGCATTCTTCATGTTGTCTGATAAATCAAACTCTTCATTAATTTTATTTTTAGTTTTTTCTAAAGCACTAATAACAATTCCTTGACGCAAAGAATAGTTATGGTTGTCGCTAAGAATTAATTCATCAAGTATTGGAGCAATCTCATCATCAGTCCAACGAGCAGCAACTAACCAGCGGCGAGTTTCTTCTACAAGTTTTTCGGTATCCTGTAAATGAATTGGTCGTCCAGTTGGCATGTAATCAAATAAGAACTTGGTAGACCTACCAATCTTTTCGTTGATTGTACGTGCAACACCAGAACGCATTACAACGTCCTTCATTGGCTCTGCTACGTAGCGTGCAACAACACCACGCTGTATTTCTGGATTAACTTTAAGTCCAATGCGTGGAAGCAGTACTTGTTCAACTTCATCAATGGTGCGAGCACGTGATAGTTCTGCAGATATCTCTGCACCCCAACGACCATTGGCAAGTTTCATAATTGCAGTAGGGCTATCTTCATCTGCGATAGCCTGAAATAGTTCGTCAGCATTTCCATCTGAGAACCATTGCTTTGCTGATTCAAGATTTGTTCTAAATCCAGTGCTTGACTCTAGTAATCCAGCACGATGCCTGTCAACTAGTTTACGTTGTGCAGCAAAATCTGTTTCTTCTAGTTGAATTTTTGCAAGACGTTCTGCGTTAGCATCTATATCATCACGAATGTGTGAAAGAATTTGAGTTGCGATTGGGTCACGTTGTACGTAAATCTTATCAAGTGCAGAATCAATTTGACTATCAACATTCTTTACTTGTTCACGTAGGAACTTTGCACCAGCGGCACCAGTTAAAACTTTACTTTCCTGTGCGTCACGTACTAAAACTTCTCGTGTTGTTTTGAACTCATCAATCTGAGCCATTAGACGTTCACGTTGGTCGTACAATGTATCAAGTCCAGCACGCTTACGTGCGTTAGTAACTTTTCTATCACCATTAGCAAGTTTGCCTTGAGCAACCTGCTTATCTTGAATACGTGCTTGCTCTACAAGAATCTTGTGTTCTTCAGCATACTGAGTTTCGTTTAACTTAACACGGTCACGTGCAGCCTGGGTACGAGCCTGTGCTTGTTTTCTGGCTGCAATAATTGCTTGTTCTTCTGCAGCAATAATTTCATTCTGAAGTTCACCAGCAATTTTTGAACCTTCACGTGTTTGTAAACGTGCGGTAGCAATATCTTTTGCATTCTTTAAGCGACCAGCAATTACAACAGGGTCAAGTGCAACAGCAATAACACCGTCAATAATACCTGACATAACACCGTAGCCACGTTCGCCTGGGTCAATACCAACCATGCCTTCAATGGCACGACCAGGTGTGTATGCCTTGCCATTTACAGTAGCAACTTGAGCAGCGATACGTTCTGTTTCTTCAACTGCTTCGCCACCCCAGAAGTAACCTTCACCAAGAGACTTATTCTCTACTAAGTTTTGGTATAGGTATGTATCTTTAAAAATCTGTGAGAAGTCAAGAGCCTTATCTCCAGCAACAACTGGACCTTTATCTGTTTGACCTTTATCAGCCCATACGTTGTATGCAGCATCTAACTGACGTGCAGTGTTGGTTACAAGTTGTAGTGGTGTGTAAAGTCCAGTAAGTAGGTAACGTGTTGCACCCTTAAGACCAGAAAAATACCAAGCATCTTGCTTATCTTTTTCAGATGCTGTTTCTTCTGTCTTGCCTAAAGCCTGTAAGTAGTCATACCCTGCTTTGCCAGCAGGAACCATGTTAGCGCCTTTAAGTGCAGTTTTATCAACAAAGCCCTTTTGCTGTGACAAAGAATCTAAACGAGCAATAGCATTCATTGTTTCAGCATCAGCACCAAATTGTGCCATGCCAACCATACCGCCAACAGACATGCCTGGGAACTTTGAAGCAATTTTAGAAAGACGCTGAGGAAATTCTTCAGGTGATGTAGTCTCACGAATTAGATTAATGCGCTCTGCTTGGTCTAATTCTTTGACATAAAAAGGGTTGCTTCCAGCAACTGGAGACCACTCTTCGTAAGTAAAGACTCTACCCTTTTCCTTGAAGATTGGCTTTGGGTTTTTTGCCACTAGCGACCTTCTTCTTCAAGGGCAAGAATTAAACGGTGTAAATCTTCGTTAGGGTAAAGAGCGTAGGCAGCACGAACCTGTGCAGCAACTTCATCAATACCAGCAACTACTGGTGGCGGTGTATTACTACCAGGACCAAACGGCATACCTGATGTAAGTGCTTCGTCTGGTCGCTGAGTTGGTGCATTAAGTGGGGTTACGGGAATTGCTGGCATTGGAGATGATGGGATTGGATTTCCTTGCATTGGAGCACCTGACTGCATTTCTGCTAACGCTTTACGTTCTCCATATTTGCCGCCACCTGGGATTTCCTTGGCACCCTGAATTGGTCCGCCATCAGTGCGGCGAGAAAGAGCACCTGGACCTGATACTGGGGCAGGGTTTGCTGGCTTACGATATCCACCTTTTGCCATTATTGTCCTCTTTCAATTATCTGGATTTTTCCACCAGTATTAATATCAAACTTCTTAGCAATTTTCATTGCTTCTGGAATAGTTGCACCTTGGGCTAAAGCCCCTAGCGCATATGCTGCGCCAGTTCCTATGCCATACAAACCAGTATTGGTTTCTAGTACCGCATAGTTACCAGCGACATGAAATACTCTCCCGTTGAAACCAACTAGGAAAACAAAATCTTCATCTTCTTTTAAAGTAACGCCAGCATCTTCATGCTGTTTACGCATTTCTGGAATAAACTTTGACACCATAAAGCCATAGTGTTCTGTACCGTCATACGCTGGCGGCTTCCAGCCAAACAAAATAACATCACAGCATCGTGAGTTACCTGCACCAGCCATAACATAATCGCCAACTTCAACGATTTTCTTCATGCTTCTGTGCATGTATGGACGCTCAGTATCAGTTACTTGTGCGTCAGCAGCAAAGACAAATCCTTTACTGTCCTTGACAGCAAGGATGGTAGTCATTACTGACCTCCGAGTCTAGCCAATACTTCTTGCAGCATTGCAGCATCACCTGGAGGAGGAGTTGCCCCAGGGAGTGCTTCTACAGGAGCACCACCCATAGTTGCGGATGCCTGTGCTTCAACTGGAGCACCCTCACCTGGGGCGGCTTGTGGTAAACCACCCATTCCAGCCATCATGTCCATAGGATTAGGAGCCTGTTGTTCTGGCTGTGGTTCTGGTTCTGGTTTCTTGAATACACTCATTACTGAATCTTCTACAGTCTTACCACTACGGCGTGCATCAATTACTTCAGCAATCTTCATTACAATATCTGAAGGGTCTTGACCTTGTGCAGCCATCTGTGGAATAGCCTGTGAAGTTGCGCTTAGTGCACCCATAAGTGCACCACGCATTTTTTCAATGTCAATGCGTTCAATTTCCTTGGATACGTTTACGTTCCATGGAAGTTCCTGCATTACAAATTCTTGTGAGATTAGGTTTGCCTGTAAAGCCTGAAGACTAAAGATAAGGGCACGTGATGGGTCAAGTCCTGACATCAGACCGTAGCGTACATTTACGCTGTAGTCATCCTTGATATCTTTTTCTGGGCTGTACTTAAGAACGTAAGGTGCGCCGTTGTAAGTCATCTGTGTTGACTTTTCGCCAGCAAATAACTTCTGGTCCATTTCCATGGCTAGAGCCATGACATCCTGCAATGCTTCTGCAAGGATTTGCTGACCAGCCTTGATTTGGGAATCAAAGCCACCAAGAAGTGCCTGAACACCAGAACCCGTAATTACGGATGCATTGACGCTACCTGAGCGACCTTCTGGGTAACGAGCACCCATGCGCATTTCTTGTTCAAGGATTGCTTGCTCTTGGAAAGCACCAGGTGGAATTTCTAGACCAACACGGCGAACGCCCTGTGGGTTGGCAGTACGCATGACTGCATCAGGACCAAATGCAAACTCTTGCATATCCTGTGGAACAACCATTGGCGCATTAACTGATTTCTCAGCAGCATCCATGGCTAAAAGACTAAAGCGAGCACGAGCAATCTGTGCCCAGATGACATCATCAAACTGACCACGTGGGTCTTCGGTGTCAATGCCTGGACGCTTAGCAATACGAACGCTTAGTTTACCTAGTAGGTTCTTTGCCTTGCGAAGGGGAAGATTTCCTCGTTGTGGAAGAAACAGGATTACCTGGTCTTTGTCCTCGTAACGAATCAAATCAAGTAGTGTTCCAAGGTCTACATTTCTGTAGTCTTCTCCACCAAGAATTTGACGTTCGTACTCTGGGAACTCTACAAGTAGTTCACCAATGGACTTTAGGTAACGCTTGCTATATGAAACACATCGTCCGTAGCGGTCATATTCTGGGTAAGCACCCAATGGGTTTTCTACACGAATGCGTGGCATACGAGCCTCAAAGTCAGGCTCTACA